GCTGACTTACTCATGACCACACCTGCCACATGGCTACACCCAAAACTAACAGGCATAACACACTATAAAAAGTTGCGTGACTCATATACCAAACCCCCAAAATGCAATAGCCCTTGCTGGGAAGTATAGCCCAGCAAGTATAACCATTATATATAACCAGCCATGTTTACTAATGTATCTCATAGCATTACCCACCCTATACATAGTCCTATAAAGATTAGTACGAATGATAGTTCCCATATTCCACTATTCATCTTGGTAGCCCTCCGTATATGATTGGTATTCTTCTTTGTCTTGCCACTCTAACTCGGTGACGCAGTCCATACATTTCTCATCATTAAACATATAGTCTGCTTTGTTGTCTGCGTTGCAGATTGTACATCTATACATATATTATCCTTTCTCTTGTTATCCCATAGTTTAACTGTATTTGCAAAATACTGTCAACTATTTATTTATATATCTTTGTACATTAGACTCATTCTAAACTGGCGAGGGGTCCCTAGCGTTTTCCTAGGCTTGTTGCCTTTGGGCCCACCCACCCCCCACATATAGTATAGGGATCCTAACAACATACCATATATAGCTTGATTTGAATGTTTATATGGTCTAAAATCATTTTCACCATTAAAAGCAAAGGTGCAAAATTTTTTGCAAAATTTTTTCGAATGCTAACCCCAGAACAAATAAACCAACTACCACCAGATACTAGAAAAGAATATTTAAAGACAATGCTTCTCCTTGAAGAAAAAAAAGGAGAACAAAAAATCCGCGATGACTTCTTAAGTTTTGTAAAACACATGTGGCCAGATTTTATAGAAGGCAAACATCATAAAATTATGGCGGACAAATTTAACAAAGTTGCTAATGGTGACATAAAACGTTTAATCATTAACATGGCGCCGCGGCACACGAAGAGTGAATTTGCATCCAACTTCTTACCTGCATGGATGATTGGCAACAATCCAAAATTAAAAATAATCCAGGCAACTAATAATGCAGAACTTGCTGTACGTTTTGGTCGTAAGGCTAAAGGTCTTATGGAACAGCAAGAGTATCAAGAAATATTTCAAACAAGATTAAAAGAAGATTCTAAAGCTGCGGGTAAATGGGAGACCGATCAAGGCGGCGAATATTATGCAGCAGGTGTCGGCGGTTCAATAACCGGTCGTGGTGCTGATCTATTAATTATTGATGATCCACATTCTGAGCAGGACGCAATGAACATGGCCAGTTACGATCGAGTGTATGAGTGGTATACTTCTGGACCGCGGCAGCGTTTGCAACCTGGAGGCAGGATAATTGTGGTGATGACTCGATGGAACGTTGCTGACTTAACTGGAAAATTGATAAAAGGACAAGCAGAACCAAAAGCAGATCAATGGGAAGTGATAGAATTCCCAGCCATACTTCCAAGCGGGAAACCCGTTTGGCCCGGTTATTGGAAGCTCGAAGAACTGGAAGCGGTAAAAGCATCCGTGAGTATACTAAAATGGAATGCGCAATACCAACAAAATCCAACAGCAGCTGAAGGTAGTATTATAAAGCGTGAGTGGTGGAAGGTGTATGACAAACCAGAACCACCTGCATTAATGCACGTGATTCAATCTTATGACACAGCGTTTATGAAAAAAGAAACAGCTGACTACAGCGCCATAACTACGTGGGGTGTATTTTGTCCAAATGAAGGCGACGCACCTAATTTAATACTATTAGACATGGTAAAAGATAGATACGAGTTTCCAGAACTACGTAAGAAAGCAAAAGAACAATATGATTACTGGAAACCAGAAACGGTGATCGTGGAAGCTAAGGCTTCAGGACTACCTTTAACGTATGAATTGCGTAAGCTAGGCATACCAGTTATTAACTTTACACCTAGTAAAGGAAATGATAAACATACTAGAGTGAACTCTGTAGCACCGCTATTTGAAGCTGGAATGGTATGGGCACCAGATAAAAAGTTTGCTGAAGAGGTTATTGAGGAGTGCGCTGCATTTCCATTAGGGGAACACGATGACTTAGTGGATAGTATGACTCAAGCCGTAATGAGATTTAGACAAGGTGGCTTTGTAGAACATCCAGATGACTATGAAGACGAACCTTTGCCGTATGAACAGAGGACATACTACTAATGAAGATACCATTGTTTATAAAAAACTATATAGATAACCTACTCAGTAGAGCTAAAGCTACTAAGGGTATGACTAATCTTGAAGTAGAAGATTTGTCAAACAAAATTGACGACTTTGTAGAAAGATATAAAGGGACAGACACAAACCAAGACTTAGATACTGTAGACTCAATGGTTGCAGAATTAAAAAATGATTTTGAACCAATTGTTGCTAATTCAGAACGTTTTGCTGGTGAAGTAGACGATGTAATGAATAGACCACAAGGTATATCTGCTTTGTTAAAAGACGGACCAGAACGTACGTTTGAATTCATAGCAGAGAAAACAGGTTTGGATGTCGGAAGAGTAAAACGCGCTCTTGTTGAGAAAATGAACGAAGGTTATTCAGAAGGTGGAAATTTTGGAAAGATGTCAACCATAGACGACACTGAAAGACTTTATGCGTACGCAGATATACAGATGAGAGACGAGCCTTTAGAGTTCTTAGAAGAGATACAAGAACTTGGAAAAAATATAGAGACAGATAATATTATTGATTTAAGCAAGTATCGTGTCGACGAAAAAGGAATAACAGCAGCACAAACAGGAAAGTTTGATGCAAGCAAAATAGATTACCAAAAGTATGAAGACATAGCAGAACAGTTTGGAGAAGACGAAGCACTAAAACAATTTCAATACGACCATGGAGTAGGTGACGTTAGGTTTGACCCTGAAAAAGGAATTGTTCAAGACCCCCCTGCAAGAGAAACTGGTGGAGCTGATCCTGCTAATGCAAGAATAACAAAAAACAAAGCAAAAGAAATTATTGCAACTGAAACTCCACCTGATGAATTTTTTGGAAAAGCAAAAGTAGAAATAGACACACCTGAAAACCCTTTAAGTCCACAAGAAGTAGACGACCTATTAACAGACAAGTTTGTAGATGATAAAATGCAAATAAGAAAAGATCTAGAACATCTTAGTAATCAGCAGTTAACAGGTTTAGCAGGTGACATGGTAAAACAACTTGTAAGGAACCAAGAAAAAGTAAAATTATTAGCGGAGGCAGGAGAGTTTGAAAAAGCAAGATTGCTAGAAAACATTAACAAAAAAACGTTAGAGAAAATGGGTAGTGAAGGAATAGAAGACATAGATGAAATTTTAGAAGTTTTTCCTTTTGATCCAGACAAACCTAAAATGGCAAAAGGTGGTCGTGTAGGGTTTGCTGATGGTAAAGACGTTCCTGGCGGGGGTAAATTGCCAATGTCACGTAGAGGTTTTCTTGGTGTGTTAGGCGGTGGGATCACTGCAGCATTAACTGCTGGTAAAGGATTATTACCTGCAGCAAAAACAGGTATCACCGCAGCAAAAACATTATCAGCACCGGGTATGCCTAAATGGTTCCCATTACTTGTCAGTAAGATACAAACAAAAGGTAATTTAGTATCTCCTGCAGCACCACAAAAAGGTGAAGTAAATGCGGTGTATAAATACATGGATGGTAAAACTGAATATAAAATGGTAGAAGATGTAAACACAGGACGAATAGATGTTTATACTGTAGCGGATGATGGTACTCAAGTTAGTTTTGAGTACGAACCATCAATGCAAAGATATTTTGAAGATGGTCGTAGCGTTACAGAAGACCCATCGTTTTTTGTTGGAGAGTTTAGAAAAGGTTCTGAGCCTAGTGGAGATTTTGAAAACTATGCAATGGGAATGGATGAAGTTACAACTGATCTTCGCAACGTTGAAGAATTTGCAACTAGAGGAACCACGATGCAAGTAGATAATGCAATAGAAGATTTTGTAAAAAGAACAAAACAGCAAGAACCAGGATTTAAACTAGGTGGATTAGTGCCACCACAAGCAGGACCGATGCCGAATGGAGTAGGTTCATTATTTAGACAGAGGACAGCATAATGGCTATAGATAAAAACAACCCAGTACTTCCACCTAAACAAACTAGGACAAATTTAAAAGTACCTAATCAGCAAGCTCAGTTGGAAAAAATACAAATGAACTTAACGCAACAACAGCCTGTTGAAATAAAAGAAACAGATGATGGCGGTGTTGAAGTTGATTTTGATCCAGCAGCAGTTGTACCTGAAGGCGGACAATCACATGATGAAAACTTAGCCGACTTTTTAGAAGAAGATATTTTACAAGAAATTTCAAACGACCTTTTAGAAAACTATGAAAGCTGTAAATCATCAAGAGCAGATTGGGAAGACACTTATACAAAAGGTTTAGACCTATTAGGTTTTAAATACGAAAATAGATCAGAACCATTCCAAGGTTCTAGTGGCGCGACACACCCTGTACTTGCAGAAGCTGTTACACAATTTCAATCTCTTGCATACAAAGAGTTACTACCAGCAGGCGGTCCAGTTAGAACACAGATTGTAGGAAACGTAGACCCTGCAAGAGAAGACCAAGCAGAACGTGTTAAAGATTATATGAACTATCAGTTAATGGTAGAAATGAAAGAGTACGAGCCAGAGTTTGATCAAATGTTATTTAACTTACCTCTGTCAGGTTCTACATTTAAAAAAGTTTACTACGACCAATTACTAGGTCGTTGTGTATCTAAGTTTGTGCCCG